CAGTCACAAACTAATGAATGGTGAAAAAACTAGCCCCGCTTCCCGCCGTTAATTCTGATATCTCCTGCCGCATTAGATATCTTTCCTCATTGAATATTAAGAATCCCCATTCTTAATTGTCCCGTCTTCTATTAGATAATTATGAAGACTCATGACCTGACACGAAGGCCATTCCCATATCTCTGATTAGGTTATAGTATTTATAACTTAATTACTGATCATTCGCAAGTTTTTCAAAATAACTCATAGTAGAATCACTAGAATCATCTGAATTACTTACAGGTGTCGGTGTATCAGCCCACGGCTTATCAGCAGCTGTTGCTGTTTGACCAACCGTGTTATCATCTGCTATTGTTTCTGCAGTAGCATTTGATACTTCTACTCCTGTCAATCCTAAAGCTCTATCTAATTGAGCTTTCAATTCATCATAAGATTTAAATTGATCAGGTGCAATCAACTCTGCTAAAGAGTGCTGCTTGTTGTAGATACCTTCTAAAACAGAATCGTCTTCTGAGATAGGAGCTGGACTTGCGAACTCTGATTTATCATAGTTCCAATATCCATCTACTTTTCTGACTTTAAGTTTAAAGTCAGCACCTTCCCACATATCAAATGGATTGATAGGGTTCTCGTCCTCGAACTGAGGTTGCATTACATCTTTGACTTTCTCAAAGATTTTTTTACCGAAACGATAAAGCATTACTTTACCTTCGTTCTCAGGATGGGTAGGATCTGATACGACCATAATATTGGCTACATAGTGTAGTCTTCTTTTTTGTCGCCTTGCTTGATCCTTTTGGGCTTCATCTCCACTGTTCCATAGTTGAGTATTATACTCGCTTATAGGACAATTTTGATTAAGGGTTGTTAAAGATTTCTCTATTAACCAACCACCTGGTCCTTGAAAACCATGATCCCAATATTGGACCCATGGAAGTTCTTCTCCGTTGGCTGCTGGTAAGAAACGAAGAACTGCGTAACCATTACCAGATTTATCTAGTTCAGGTTTCCAGAATCTATCGTCACCATAGGATTTCTTTTCCGAAGTCTCTTTTTCAAGAGCTGTTTGAAGTTTGTCGAATCCGCCTCGACTGCGTTTAAGTTCATTAAATGACATTTTATCTCCTTGTATTTATTTTATTATTGTATTTAATATTATCCACTTTATTCATTATGTAAAACTATTATATGTTAACGGTTTTTTAATTCCGTCATTATATATAGTATAATTGACATCTTCAAATTTGTCAATCACCTTTTTTATCTGTGCTTCTTGTGTTCCTAATAAGGAGTTAGGATCACTAGTTCCAACCCTCAAGCGAGAAGTTTCTTTCTCTCTTTTATAGGCATTAGTTCCAGCATAGATATTCTGATAAGTATCATCTTGAAAGTTCCATATCGAATCGAAACCAACAAGACACACTTCATCAAAACCCATTATGGAAGCCTGAGCCATAGCCTGACTTCCCGCAAAGAAGTTAACACTAAATCTAGTATCATCTTCTGTGCCTTTCATATTCTGTATTTTCCATCGTGAGTCTACACCCACTACATGAACTTCCATGATGTTTGATACATCATCTTGAAGTCCGAATATCCAACATTCACTCCATCTGTCTAAATCAGATTCTTTAATAGTGAATGAAGGATCAAAACTTGTAAGAATTACATCTTTCATATCTTTAGGTATTGGATCAAAGTCTGGAAAGATACATTCATTATCTTTCGGATATTCTGTCTCACATATCTCTTTAATGATAGTAGAATCACCAGACACTAAATAATCAGGACTGTAATCTCTAAACAGTGCGTTACACCCAAATGTAGTTCCATCAAGTGTATCTAAATCTAATCCCTTTCTAGAAGGACCGTTTCCTATTATATAAGCTATAGCCATACTTCTCTTATTGGCTTTCTTAATTTTAACGCATCTATTTCAATAAATGGTTTTAACTTAACTAACTTGTCTCTCACTTTAGGCCAAATAAATTGTTCTTGTATTAATTCATCAAAATCACCGAACACACCAAACATATATTCAAATGCAATAAAAGTTTCGGCTGTTATCTTCTTACCCAAGTATTCTTTTAAGACAGGTGGGTGTTGACCATTCTCACATTCTAAGACCACATCAATATCTGTATATACATCTTGTAAGTATTTCATGTCTTGTATGATACAGTATGACAATTTTTGTTTTCTCTTTTTAAATTCTTTATAGTTCTCAACACATTCTTGATCTAATAAATTCTTTACATAGTATTTCTGTTGTGAAAGATTAGCAACTAGGAAATCTCTAAGTTCATCTCTATGTTCTCTAGCTAACTTAGCAAAGTGATATTTATCATTTCTTTTTAGAAATGCTGGTAACTTTACTGGAACTTTACCATTATACTTAAAGAAGTCATACGACTCTGTATTAAAATGATTATTAATAGCTAAATATAAACAGTAAGCATCAAATCCTTCACGACTTGTCATTAATATAATCTAGGCCTACCCAATGTGTTATTGTTTAATTGATTAAGCTGTTCTCTACGAATAGCTTCTTTCTTTTTTCTCTGTCTCTTTTGAGCTGGTTTTTCGTAATACTCTCGTTTACGAACTTCTGCAACGATACCTGCTCGTTCACATTTCTTCTTAAACCTTCTAAGTAAAATATCAAATGGAACAGGTCCATCAAATTTCTTTTTCTTTTTAAAGTGTTTTCTTTGTTGATACGATTTTTGTTTTTGTGGTCTCATAATTTATATTGGTAATTTCGCGTTTGATTCTTCTTTTAAAAATCTTAGACTAACTGCCTCAGCTTTAATCTTCTCTTTTAGGGGAGGAGTTATTAATCCTTTTACTGAGTCAGGTTCTAGATGGTTCTCTTGACAAAAATGAACTATAGCATCTATATAAGTAAGATGTTTATCTATTACTAATTGTTCAACTGAATTTGTAAACTTCTTTTTAGTTAAGATCATATATCTATTATACTACAAATTTCTATTCTGTCAAGGCCTCGGTGGGCCATTGTGTCCCATCATAGGATCATAGCTCTCTATAGCTTTATGAATAGCTTCTTCTGCTAATACAGAACAATGTAATTTGATTGGTGGTAATTGAAGAGCCTTTGCTATGTCTTTATCTTTAATTAATTTTGCTTCTTCAATAGTTTTACCTTTCAACATTTCTACGAACATAGTGCTTGAGGCAATTGCTGAACCACAACCATATGTTTTAAACTTAACATCTTCTATGATATCTCCGTTCATCTTCATGTCTAACTTCATTACATCACCACAAGAAGGAGCTCCTACCATCCCTGATATAACAGAAGCATCAGAAGGATCAAATCTTCCGACGGAATGTTTTTCTGGATTTTTGAGGACTGATTCAAATCGTTCTACTACTTCTTTACTATATGCCATATTTCTTAATTGATTTCATGAATGTAAGGATATCATTGTTATAAATATATGTTGGAAATCATTTAGATTTTCATTATAACTATTTATAAACAAAGGATACTCCAATGAATATTAGACAATCATGGAGTAGACACGGCGAAGAAGTAAAGGCTTCCACGGCCTCTTTTATTGAGATAGTGTTTGTGACTTTAGGTTGTTTATCACCTGTAATCATAATCATGTTATCTAATATATAAGTAAGTGGATTCATAATAGAACTTAGGCACTACTCCTATAAACCAAATTCAGTTTTATACTGACTACGAAGACTCAACAACTGGTCAACCCAGTTGTTTGGGTTTTCAACAAATAATTGTGCCTGTCCAGTTTCTTCTACTGAAACAATAGTTACTATTCTCTCTATCGGAACTTGATATCTTTCTTCAAACATCTTAGCGTAAGCTGTTTCCTGCATGAAGTAATTTTTAATCTTACTTGCTGACTTGGCTTTTGTTGATGTCTTAAAATCTATTACTGAAACTTTACCAGCGAACTCTGCTATACAGTCAACTCTACCAGCCATACAAAGATCATCACTATACATAGAACCCTCTAACATATAAATGTCTCCAATCTTCTCTGTTAATTCTCTAGTCTGATTAAACATCATTAAATCTAATGGTGTGGCCTGTGCTAACTTCTCTGTTATATCAAGATTGTTTATAAAGTCTTCTTGAAGATAATGATATCTTGAACCACGACCGGCCGCTTGTCTAGAAATCTGATTGGCCTTTTCTTCACCAACATTTTTTCTCCATTGAGCTATCCATTTAGCATTTAACAGTCCTGTAACTGTTGTGACTGAAGGATACTTATTTCCCTCTGGTGTAACATAATATCTTTTTCCGTCTATTGTTTCAGTAGGTAAAGTAACGGACTCATAACCTTTTAAATGATTAAACATAATTTATTTCTTTTTACTCGCTTGTATTTTTGCATGTTTCTTTATTATTTCTCTAGTCTTAATTTCTTTACCCGTTCTTCTAGTGTGTTCTTTAGATACTTCACTACCAGGGTGAGCTTCTCCGACTTTCTGTAAGACTTCTTTAAATCCATGATTATCAACATTACCTGCTGATATAGTTCCAGAAACAATACCAGCAACTTTAGTGTAGTGTTGTTTCATGTGAGGATTATCTTTTAAATACTTTTCTTTTTCAGATATAGTCATAAAGACTTCTTCAACTTCATCTGTCTCTGTATTCAGAATATCATAAGTTGGCATGTTTCGTCCTTTCTATTAAAATATCAATCTCTTTCATCTGTTGTTTAGATTGAGGTTCGTATCTCATTAATCTATCAAGAGCTCTTTTTCTTCTACCTAAAACTCCACCTGTATGACTAAATTTTTTCATATAGTTTCCTTATGTGTTGTCCAATATAATTAAGTAGTTCATGTAAACTAAGCATGTCTATCCTTCTTTTAAAACTTGTTTAGAATCTATAACATCTGGAATACTATCCATCTGTTGTTGTATCTTTTGTTCTGTTTCTGAATTAACTCTTTTAAGTTCACCAGTTATCTCTTGAATGAATTGTTTTTGTTTAATAACTTCTTCATTACTAGCTGACTTCTCTGATACAAGCTCACCGATTCTTTGATGTGCTTGAGCTAATTGTTTCTGTAATTCTTGAATATTATCTTTAAGAATTTTAATCTCTGTATTTAAATCCATTTCTTTTTCTTTCCTACAAACTTTTTGATTATTTCTAATTCTTCTGGCTTAAAGTCATTTACACTTTTAGGTCCATACAATGTTCCAAACCGAACACACTTGTTAGCGGCATCACAATGTAATATCCAATCATCATCAGTCATTTGTGTTTTATGTTGATTATCATCTGTAAACTTAAATATAGATTGACCTACTCTAGTAAAGAATACTTCTATTGGAGAAGGATCATAATATCCTCTCGGTTTTCCATTATACAAATTACTTGTATGTTCATCGCTCTTTAGAGCATCACTTATCTTCATTATCTTTTTCCTTTTTATTAAATTGAAGCACATTATCTTTATATTTTTTTGGTGGTTCTTCTGATTTATCTATCACTTGTTCTTCTTGTAATTCAAATTCTTCAAGACCAGCACCGAATAAGTTTATAGGTAATAAATCTTTACCAATTAGTTCAGCAGGGATACTACCCGTTGGAGAAGTTGTAATTAAATCATCTAATGCTTTAGAGTTTCTTAAATAAGCGTCAAGCATTAGAGCGAAGTTAGTAGCGGCTTTATAAATCTCATGAGATTCCCATTCGACTTCACGATAAATTGATTCTTCATCTTCACCAAAGATAAGTTGGACATCACGATCTTTACAAATCTTAATAAACACATCACCAACTTCACCTGTGATAGTAAATTTATTTTCCATCTTTCTCTTTTTTCTCTTGTCTCATGTGAGCCATGAAACGATTAAACCCAGTATCATCTAAGAAAGGGGTTTCAACTCCGGCGGAGTTTTTATATTTGTGTTCTCTTAGATATTCTAACATATACATTGAACCAGATTTTTCACCATCTTTATAAGAGAAGTAAACCGCAGCTACTATAACTCCTAAATATATTGTCCAGTGTATTATTGTAAAAGTTTCCATTGTATATATTATATAAAAAGAATACCAGCGGATACAAGTATTATCTTGTAATCTTTTGGAGTCTATCTATTTGTGATTGTATAATCGCCTTTCTATTAGGCCAATAGATATATTCTTTATCTTCATTCTTCATTAAGTTTTGTAATAATGGAAGAATGAGTTTTTCGCATTCAATTAATCTGTCTTTAAAATCTAATTCTTTTTTGGTGTCTATGGATTGCAGGTTGTCTTTGTGATCGTCTAGTTCTGATAATGTTTTTGATATTAGTTTTTGTAGTAAGTCAACTTTACTGTCGAGCTCTTCTATCTGTGCTGAGTTAGCTTGTCCTGCTGATGATTTGGCAACAGCCTTTAATTGATCAGCGACTTCTTTACCAATACTTGCATCTTCACCAGTCTTAGTTTTAAGTTCGTCTTGATCTACTGCTGTAAACCCGAAATCGTTAATCTCACTCATTTGCTGTTATAGGCATCCATTGTATTTTGATACCTCTCCTGTTTAATTCTGTTCTTATCTTTTGTTTGACTTTAGGTTTAGTGCTATCATTATTTAATTCTTTAAACAATTCATCTTTTGAAATGTTTTTAATATAATAGTGTTCAAGCGTAGTCTTCTTTGTTTGTCTATCGTATTTTTTGTATGATGGTTTTAATTTTATTGGCATTTTATTTTTTAATTGAAAGAAAGAGGGAAATCAATCCCTCTCACTTATATCGATATTAGCTAGAGGAATCTTCTTCTGCTTCTGCTGTTTCTACAACGGGTGTTGCAACTCCTTCTGGAGCGGCTGTTTCACCTTGTTGTTCCTTCACCTCAGCAAGAAAAGTTTCTCTAAGTCTTCCGACACCGGCTAGTTCTTCACCACGAAATGCTCCTCTTTGTGAGCAAACATCTATGATTGAAACCACACCTGCTATATCTTGGACTGTTACTATTTTAGCTTCCATTTTTTTCTCCTGTCATAACAATGGTTAGTTAAAATGAAATGGGACTGACGCTCCTCTGAAACGCGGATTGACTTACACAATCCCAATTCATATATTAATTATACTATCGAACTTGAATTCTGTCAAGCCCTTATTCGTGTCCTCCTATTAGTTGATGATTTATTTCTCGAACCCTCATAATAACAGTTCTGATCACCTCCTTAGTTTTAGATTTCTCATTATATAAACCTTGTCGGGTAAATTCACCCACGCTAATTATTTAACTCGGAAATCTTGACACGCTGGTTGCTTTAGCAGGAACATTACTATCAGTCTGTTTTGTGATAGGTGTTTCTATAGTTACTTCTGCTGTATAACCAGATTGAACTCCAATACCTTTCCATGTATTACTACTGGAGTCCCATAAAAATTCTATTTGAGTATTCTTCATTGGATCATGTAATTGTAACATACCACCTAAAGGATCGAACTGTCTTAATTCACCAACTTTCTTTCCGTCTGGTGTATTATAAAAGACTGTTCTTTCTTCTAGTGTTAATCCTAATTTATTACTCATGTAAGTATTTATGACGATGCTTCGTCTTCTTTAGTCCAAACATTTGGAAATGCGTCAGCAACTAATGCTTTAGTAATTCCTTTGTATGGTAATTTCTTATTAATGATTGAATGTAAGAGTTCTGCTTCTGAGTTATGAAGTGATCTATACATATTTAAATATATTTCTTCTCTCTTAGCCTGTCTAACATCAGCTCCACCTTTTACAAGATACTGAAATTGTCTGAATGCTCTTATCAATCTATCTTCTGCTGTGTCAACTGACACTGCAGCACTTGGAACAACACCTTCTGGTAAAGGTCCGTCTGGAACTAACCATTCAATATTATCAGCATATGCTCCTCTGAGTATGTGCATGAAACCTGGATGATTTTCATATTGTCTTAGAAGTTCAACCTTCTCTTTTTTTGTTTTGAGTTTAGATACAGCCGTCAAGATTTCAACTGGCGATGCATCACTCGGTAATCTACTATAATCTATAGCCATAATTAATCCACCTTTAGTAATATCATATTATTATTTATTCGACCAGTTACTGAACTAGCCTTTGAATTTATTTCATTCATAATCTTATTTAGTACGATTGAACCTCCCGCTAAAACACGATCAAGAAAATGATCTGTTTTAACACCAAGTTTTTTACTACAAGATGTATCAGAATCAAACTTCTTGATAGTAGTTCCGGTCACAGTAAGACCGCCTCTGTCTTCTGAATCATACTTTATTAATTCATTTGTTTTAGAATTGAAAACCCATAACTGTTTAGCACCCACAATTTTACTAGGTTCTATTGACTTAATTCTATTCTCTGTATCGTGTTCTAGAAAACTTAACTTAGATACTACTTTAACTGCATTGATGGCTTTCGCCTTTCTAGGTTTTCTTACAGGTTTATTATTATCGACATATCTCTCTGTATCAGTTTTAATTTTTAAAACAAAATTATAAAAGTCGGATAACTCACTTTTAGTCATGTGACTATATCCCTCTTTAAGTTGATCACAGTCTCCTGTTCTAGCTTCTTTTAATTCAGTAAGCATATCATCATACTCATTAACGATTGAATTGGCTACTGCAGAAGACGCACCTTTCTCGGTTAGATACTTATACATATCAAAATCTATAACATCCCATGTATCAATAGCGTAATCAACATCACTCAATAACGCTTGACCTTTATTGCTAATATTCTCTTGAACTGATAATCTTTTCTTTTTAACAACTTGATCTAAATTCAAATCTTTCTGTTTGAGTTCTCCTGCTCTCTTATTCCAACTTCTTAATTCGTCATGAACATGCTTCTGATAACCCGCTGTTCCTTCTCCAGGAAAATCTCTATGATCTGGAAATTCTATTCCATTTTCTAGACCTTTAATAATAGATGCTAGAGTCTGTGGTAAAAACATTCTAGAAAATCTTGCAGCGTTCTTATAACCGAATTTTTTAGCATAAGATATTATGACCTGATTTACTTGTTTACGGTCATACATATAATTATACCAATTGAAAAAAGAACCGATTGAGTTTTCTTTAAAATAATCAACACCGGGTTCTGGACCCATATGCATTTCATCCAAAGTTATTCTTTGTTTCTTAGTTTTCCTTTCTACTGGTTTTCTTTTCTTAATTACTTTTCTAGTTGCCATACTAATTATATATAATCCTATTATTTTCCAATGTCTTTAATTTCATTATTAGGTATTACTTGATAACCACCTTTATTATAACCAATCGCTACAGTAAAGTTTTTAGAGGCCTCTTTTTTATACGAATCATCATACTTAGTGGGTATATAACCCTTACTTGAAACGAATGAAGGATACTTCAATCTATGTTCTTCGGCTTCTTTAACTCTATCAACAGATCTCTGATCTGGTTTTAATTCTGTTCTTACAGGTGGTTTTTTCTTTTTTGTATTCCACGCTGTTGTCTTTCTTCTCTTTCCACTTGGTCCATATCTCATTGATGAACCCAAATTTATATATGCCATAATCTATTTCCTTCTATAAAATATATGATTATCAATTCTTGTTATTCTCTCTAATGACTTAGCCCAATAGGGATAAACTTTATCATTATGATAGTGTGTAGAGCCCTCTGTAAAGTCTATAGGTCGATTCTCCAGGAGTTTTATAGCAAGTATGAATGATTCTTCATATATATCTAACTCATTCTCTAAAGGGACATCTGATTTCCCATCACAATACCAACTAAACTGACAATCATGTAAATCAATTTTACCACTAGGATAAAATTTAGTTTGTTTAACTACACTACATATTGTATCAGGAAATCTCTTATTGTCAACCCGGTTAAGAACAACTTGTCCCACAGCTAACTTACCACCTAAAGATTGATTTCTAGATTCCCAATAAATGTTAGATGCCAGACAATGATAGTCATTCTCTAAACTATAAGGTGTGTTGTGAATAGTTCTCTGTATATCTTCAACTATTTCATTTGTCTCCACAACCGTTTCATGAATATTATTAACTTTATCGTTTAATGAATATTCATAATAAACAACTATTGCCATAACTGTCGTTAAGAATATCGCTTGATATCTTTTCATAACTTTTATTTATTATTTGGAAAATTTGATATATACCAAACCATCCAACATACAAGCACAGTCCATGAGACTCCACCTACTACTATTAAAAAATATTGTATATGTTCCATATTTCCTCCAACATATATAATTATATAAGGGCGAGAGAGGGAGTCAGGTCACTTAGGGAAATTTCACTAGCTACAGTATATATCATTACGAAACCCAATTTACGAAAACCCACTCGGGACTTCCCTCTCTCTAAACTATTCAACCTCATTTAAATCGTGCCAGTTGGCGTGGCATAAAACAAAATCATCATAAGCATACCTAACATCAGTTTTCTCAAAAAGCTTGAGTGCCAAAGATGCAGCATAGCTATCATCAAAACCTTGTCCACCAATATTCCAAGTAATTTCCTTGGAATCATTACTAAAGTCTCTACCATAATGCCAATCGTATAAAACGAATCCTCCATATTTACTGTCTTCATCATTATCATACCATTCGTAATCAACAGCGAATTCAGTTGTTACATTATCTCCTTTTCCTTCAAAAAAAGGTTTTCCAAACATTTCTTGTAAGTCATAAAACGAAGCTGTTATCTCTCCGACTTTATGGCTACCTGACCTTTGATTACTATCAGTGCAGGGTTTAAATAAAATTTCATTT